ATTGTATGTTGACGAAGCCGCTATCATACCGAACAATGTAGCAGAACAATTCTTCACCTCAGTTTATCCTACGATTTCTGCTGGTGAAACAACAAAGATTCTGTTAAGTTCTACTCCTCTAGGATACAACCACTTCTGGAAGTTCTGGAATGATGCAGAAAATGATAGAAATGGATTTGTTAATCTGTTCATTCCTTATTGGGAGATTCCTGGTCGTGATGAGAAATGGGCATCCGAACAAAGAAGATTACTTGGCGAATTAAAGTTCAATCAAGAAGTTTTATGCAATTTCTTGGGGTCTAGTTTAACATTAATAGCATCTGACGCTATTGCACAAATGTCAGCGGATCAGCCAATATACCAGAAAGATGGATTGGATATATATGAGAAAGCACAAAAAGATCACGCATACATCATCATAGCAGATACAGCTAAAGGCGTAGATGGAGATTACTCAGCATTTGTAATTCTTGATATAACTCAGATGCCCTACAAGATGATGGGTAAATATAAAGACAATAAGATTAGTCCATTACTTTATCCATCTGTAATCTATAGAGTGGGAAAAGAGTACAATGAAGCTTATGTTTTAATAGAAGTAAACACTTCAGAGCAAGTAGCAGATATTCTTTATTCCGAATATGAATACGAAAATATAATTTCAGTCAACAGAACCCCTCAAGGACAAGTAGTCAATGGTGGTTTTGGTGGAGGTAAAACTCAACTTGGAGTTATAACCGATAAAAAAGTAAAACGCATTGGTTGTTCTAACTTTAAATCTATGGTAGAAGAGAAAAAGCTTTTAATTCGTGACGCAGACACTATATCTGAAATCTCAACATTCATTCAGAGAAAAAATAGCTATTCAGCAGACGAAGGATATCATGATGATTTGGTCATGCCACTTGTTTTGTTCTCTTGGTTAACAACAAACACATACTTTAAAGAATTGACTAACATTAATATACGAAAAGAATTATATGAAGCAAGGATCAAGATGATTGAAGAGGAAATTACTCCTTTCGGTTTCATAAATAATGGTGACGAAGAAACTCAGTTCGCAGATATGTCAGGGCAAGTCTGGCATACAGAACCGCATAAAAACGAGTTTTTATAAATAAATTAAAACAAACCTTACACAACACATCATTATAACAAGGAGAATTCAATGGCTATAAGTCTAATTTCACCAGGAGTTAAGATCACCGAACAGGATTTGGTGGCCTCTAACCAAGCAATCGGGGTAACATCCGGTGCATTCGCAGGCGCATTTCGTTGGGGTCCAGTTAGCGTTGCAACTGAAGTCACATCAGAAACCGATTTGGTAGCAAAATTTGGTACTCCAAATTCAAACAATCAGATCGACTTTTTAACGGCCGCAAACTTCACATCGTATTCTGCACCATTAATCATCGTTCGTGCGGCAGCCGGAAGCCTATTAAACGCTACTGCTGAAGCAACAACTGGTTCAGGAACAACAGGTACTGGTTTTCTCATCAAAAATGATGATGCATATATCAATGCCGCATCTTTTGACAATGGTCCTTGGGCGGCAAAATATGCTGGCGCTTTAGGAAATTCGTTAAAAGTTTCTTTGTGCCCAAGTTCAAATGCATACTCAAACACTTTAGTTGGTACTGCTAATGTGACAGCAGGCTCAACGACAGTTACCGGTACAGGAACAGATTTTGCAAATGTTGTAGCCGCTGGTGACTATGTTGTTATTGCTGGCCGTACTTCACAAGTTTCTTCTGTTACTAATGCAACTTCATTGATTCTTACTTCAGCAGTACAAACTACTGCAACAACTCAGACAGCAGTTCGCCGTTGGGAATATTTTGGCGAATTCAATTCCGCACCAGGAACATCAACTCAAGCCGCCGCAGTTGGCGCATCTAATGATGAATTGCATGTTGTTGTTGTCGACCAAGACGGAGACATTACAGGTGTTGCAGGAACACTTCTTGAGAAATATGCACTTCTATCTAAAGCATCTAATGCTAAAGCTGATGCTGGTGGAACTAATTACTACAAAGACATTATCAATACTCGTTCTGCATATGTTCGTTGGACTGACCACGACAATGCAGGAACAAATTGGGGTAATGAATTGATTACTTCAGGTTCCGCAGTTACATACACTTCAGTTGTACGACCAAAAACTTATAGTTTAGCTGGTGGCTCAGATGGTGTTGCATTGACTGATGTAACCCGTGGTGATGCTTATACCGTTCTTGCTAATAAATCAGAAGTTCCAACATCAATCATTATTGGTGGACAATCAAGCGCAACTGTAATCAATAGAATTATTGCCGATGTTGCAGAATTGAGAAAAGATGCAATAGTAACTGCTTCTCCTCCATCTTCAGCAGTTGTTAATAATGTTGGCGTTGAAGCAACATCAATTGGAACATGGGCAGATACGCTAACACGCTCAACATATCTTGTTGCGGATAGCGGATGGAAATATCAGTATAACAAATATGCAGATTCTTATGTCTACACTCCATTAAATGCTGATGTAGCAGGATGCATGGCTAGAAATGATGCTAACCGTGAGCCATGGTTATCTCCAGCTGGATTCACATCAGGTCGCATTCAAAACTTGGTTAGATTAGCATACAATCCAATTCAGTCTGAGCGTGATACATTGTACAAAACAGGCGTTAATCCTGTGATTACACAAGTTGGTCGTGGAACAGTATTGTTTGGCGACAAGACATTTACAGTTAAGAATGTTTCTACAAATAGAATCAATGTTCGTAGATTGTTCATTGAATTGCAAAAGACAATTGGGCAAGCCGCAGACAATGTATTGTTTGACCAAAACGATGCAACTACAAGATCGAATTTCCTTAACTTGGTAACTCCTTATTTGAGAAGTGTTCAAGCGAGAAGAGGCATCTCTGCATTTAAAGTTGTGTGTGATGCAACAAATAATCCAGAAGCAGTCGTAAATGCAAATGAATTTGTTTGCGATATTTTCGTACAACCAGTTCGTTCTGTCAACTTCATCCAACTTAACTTTGTTTCTGTAAGAGGCACCGCAACATTTACCGAAGTAGCGGGATAAATAATTACAGAAACTAAAGGAGAAAGTTATGTCATTTAAAATTTCAGATTTTAGAGCCGCCTTAGGGGCGGGGTCTAGACCGAATATGTTTAAGGTAAAAGTAACCGGCCCAGTCGGTTACGATTTACTAGAATTTGAATATTTGTGCAGAGCAGGTTCATTGCCATCATCAACATTGGGAACGATAGAAATTCCAATGAATGCAGGGCGCCGCTTGAAAATGGGTGGAGACAGAACATTTACGGAATGGACCTCTACTGTATTAAATGATGAAGAGTTCAAATTGCGTTCAAAATTAGAATTATGGCAAAATGCTATGGTAAAAACTAATTATGAAATAGGTTCGGTCGGAAAACGAACTGCCGATGTTCCAGGAGGGTTATATGGAACAGTTCAGATATTTCAATTGAATGATGCAGGCGCATCGCTCGACAACGGCGAATATAAATTAATCAATTGCTGGCCTAGCGATATTTCTACTATTGATTTGTCGTATGACACCACAGATGCAGTTGAAGATTTTACAGTTACTTGGACTTATGACTATTTTGAAATAGGAACATTAACCGAATGAAAACAAAACACACTAAAGGAGCGTTATAATGTCGTTCGCAGCAATTAATGAATTAAAAACTAAGTTAAATAAAGGTTCAAGAGCAAATTTATTTGAAGTATCTTTAGCCTTTCCTTCACCAGTTTTAACTACTGTGCGTGCTAATGCCACAGATGCCAGTCGCCAATGGGGATTGCTATGTAAATCGGCCGCTATTCCAGGCATGACAATAGGAACAATTGAAGTTCCTTTTAGGGCTGGGCGTAAGATTAAAGTTCCTGGAGACAGAACATTTGCAGATTGGTCTATAACTATCATCAATGATGAAAATCATAAATTGCGTAGATTATTTACCGAATGGATTAATTTTATTTCTACCGGAGACTATGAATCCGCAACAAAATCTACTAACACAGAATACTATCAAGATATTTTAGTTACGCACTTAAAAGCAGATGGAACCCCATCTAGATATTATCAACTCAATGATGCATATCCAACAGATATTGGTGCTTTAGATTTATCTTATGATAGCACAGATACTTTATCCGAATTTACTGTTAATTTTCAATACCACTATTTAAAAGCTGGTGCCCCAGCGGGTGGTGCCGCGCAGTTTGCTACATTGGAAGCAGATATGACAACATAATTCGATAATTTCGCAATATAAATAATTGCGTAATAGAGTGTCAACATGGGGGCTATTACGCCCCCATTTTTTTTAGAGAGAATTAACCATGGCAATTAAGCTTTTTGGATTTAAGATCGGTAGGGACGATGCCGAATCAGAACAATTGAAATCGTTCGTTCCGCCGCAAGATGATGATGGTTCAGTTGCCATCTCTGGAGGTGGTGTATATGGAACATATGTCGACCTTGAAGGGCAGATCAGAAATGATTCAGACCTTATCAAGAAGTATCGAGAAATGGCTCTTCAGCCAGAATGTGATGCCGCAATTGAAGATGTAGTTAATGAATCTTTAGTTTTTGGTGAAGGTGACTATCCCGTTCAAATCATGTTGGATAAACTCAAGCAACCCGAATCAATCAAAAAGAAAATTCGTGATGAGTTCTATTACATCATGAAACTACTCGACTTCAACAATCAGGGCTACGATATTTTCCGTAGATGGTATGTTGATGGTAGATTGTATTATCACATGGTCATTGATGAAAAGAATCCTAGACTTGGGCTAAAAGAAGTTCGATATGTTGATCCACGCAAAATTCGTAAAGTGCGTGAACACAAGCGAGAGAAGAATGCAAACAATGCATTGAACATGCCAGCAACAAGCTTTAATGAATATTTTGTTTATTCTGATAAAGGATTTGCTAGAGATGGTAGTCAAGGTATCAAGATCGCCGCAGACTCAGTATGTTACACCAACTCAGGCATCACAGATAAAGATGGTAAAGTAATCATATCCCATCTACACAAAGCAATCAAACCCCTCAATCAATTGCGTATGTTAGAAGATGCAACAGTCATCTATCGCATATCAAGAGCACCAGAACGCAGAATCTTTTACATCGATGTAGGTAATTTACCTAAGATGAAAGCTGAACAATACTTGCGTGAAATCATGCAGAAGTATAAAAACAAATTAGTATACGATGCTACTACAGGTGAAATTCGTGATGACAGACGCTTTCAAACAATGCTTGAAGATTTCTGGTTGCCACGCAGAGAAGGTGGTAAAGGAACAGAGATTACAACATTACCTGCTGGACAAAATCTAGGCGAGATTGAAGATGTTCTTTACTTTCAGAAAAAAGTATTTAAGTCATTAAATGTTCCATCATCTAGACTAGAAGCAGACAATGGATTTTCTTTAGGAAGAGCATCAGAAATTACTAGAGATGAATTGAAATTTTCAAAGTTCATTGCAAGACTGCGTTTAAGATTCTCTATCATGTTTGATAAGATGCTTGAAACACAACTTCTACTTAAAGGCGTATGCACTCGCAAAGAGTGGCAACAAATGCAAGAAGAAATTAGTTTTGATTTCATGTCAGATTCACATTTTTCAGAATTGAAAGATGCAGAGATTCTAAAAGAACGACTTGGTCTTCTTAGTGATATCGATCCATTTGTTGGTAAATATTTCTCCGTTGAATATATTCGCACTAAAGTTTTACGCCAAACTGAAGACGATATTAAAGACATGGATGAACAGATGGAAGAAGACAAAGCAAATATGGAAGATGAACCTGTTGAAGAAGTTCCACCACCGGTTCAACAACCAACAACAATTCCAGTTGTAGTGAGTGTTAAAAAAGAAGAATCGGAACATAGACACATTGACGATACCGATCAAAGAGATTTGGCTAAATCGATGACAGCATTTTTCGACACTCTAAATGAAGAGGCTAAAGGTGACAACAAAGAAGCCATCTAACTTTAATGATACGATTGGCGAAGCGGTTTCTGTAGCAACATCAGTTGCATACACAAGAAAAGAGATACAGAAGCTAAAAACTGAATTAGTTTCTCTCTTAGAAAAAAGAACAGTAGAGCCAATTGTTGAATATGTCAACGGTCCTCAAGGAATTTCAGGACCTCGTGGAGCCATTGGCGCACAAGGTCCTCAAGGTGCTGTTGGACCCATCGGACCCGAAGGAAAACAAGGACCGCAAGGTGAAGTTGGAGAAAAGGGTGATGTAGGTCCGCAAGGAAATTTAGGACCAACTGGGCAAACTGGACTGAAGGGCGACAAAGGGGAACAAGGTGATGTTGGTCCTCAAGGTGAACAAGGCATACAAGGTGTTACTGGTGAT